CTATTAGGAGCCTCGCAAGTGCTGCTCATACAGCTCAACGAATAGCAAAACTTGCATTAGGAGAATCAACTGAAAACATCAACGCCAGTGTCAAAGACACCACATCTTTCCGAGAAGCTATGGACCTCTTGGACGAAGTTGCAAACGCTAAGCGAAGAGGCGACTTGGAATCTATACACTAAGTGGATAGCACAAGCTAGAGAGAAACAACTTCAGCCGGAAGCAGAGCATTTCATTTGGTTAATCTTAGCCGGTCGTGGTTGGGGTAAGACTAGAACAGGTGCTCAAGATATCGCAATCTATGCTTTGAAAAATCCTGGCAGTATATGTGCTGTTGTTGCTCCTACTCATGGAGATTTAAGGCGTGTATGTTTTGGAGGACCATCAGGTCTTGTTTCGGTTATTCCTGAAAACTGTTTAGACCAAAATAATCAAAAAGGGTATTCATCATCTTTAGCAGAAATAAGATTGTACAACGGAAGTAAGATAGTGGGGTATGCGGCTCAAGAGCCAGAAAGGTTAAGAGGACCACAGTTTCATAGAGCATGGTGCGATGAATTAGCATCATGGAGATACCCCGAAGCATTTGACCAATTGATGTTTGGTTTGCGTTTAGGTGAAAACCCTCAATGTATTATTACTACCACCCCCAAGCCAACGAAACTAATCAGGGATTTAGTTGAAAGAGATGACTGTATAGTTACAAGTGGTTCAACATTTGAGAATGAGGCCAATCTTGCGAGTAGTGCTTTGGCTATGTTGAAAGAAAAATATGAAGGCACTAATTTAGGTAGGCAAGAACTGTATGCTGAAATCATAGATATGATTGAAGGTGCGTTGTGGAAAACTGCCCTCATTGAAGAATCAAGATTACCGGCTAATACTGAAAAAGACCTCACACAAATTATAGTAGCTGTAGACCCTGCTGTAACTGCCAATGCCAACTCTGATGAGACTGGGATTGTCGTGGTTGGCAAAGACTTCAATAACGAGTATTATGTATTAGAAGATATATCAGGGAAATACAGTCCTGATCAATGGGCGAAAAAAACTATCCATGCATTTTATGAATGGGGTGCAGATAGAGTAGTCGCAGAGGTGAACAATGGAGGCGATTTAGTGGAAAGGTTACTAAGAAGCGTTGACCCTAATGTTCCTTACCGTGCTGTAAGGGCAACAAGAGGTAAAATACTTAGAGCCGAACCGATTGCCGCACTTTACGAACAAAGGAGAGTGCATCATATAGGAATGTTCCCAGAGCTAGAAAGCCAAATGTGTTCATACACTGGTGAGGCGAACCAAGAATCGCCAGATAGACTTGACGCATTGGTTTGGGGATTGGCTGAACTATCTAAATCTAGAGGCGATGTAGCATGGAGAGTTAGCTAATGGCAGATAAAAGAAATATCATACAAAGATTATTTAACATTAATGTTGATGATGAAATCAAAGAACACAATCAGAAGATGATGGGTTACTTTGGCGTAGACGCTAACCAAAGAAAAGAATACAAGTATCAAGACCTCGCGAATGAAGGTTATCTTAAAAATGCGATTGTATATCGTTGCGTTAATGAAGTATCAAAAGGTGCCAGTGCTGTTCCTTTCATGTTATACAACGGCGACCAAATAGTTGAGAACCACCCTCTTATTGATTTACTACTTAGACCCAACCCATTACAAAGCTACACAGAATTTTTTACAAGTCTACACGGATATTTATTATTGAGTGGTAATTCTTATGTTCTAAAAATTGGTGCTGACCAAGGTGCTCCTCGCGAACTTCATCAATTAAGACCGGACAGAATAACTATTAAAGGCTCAAACAAACCTATACCGGATAGGTATGAGTATTCAGTAAATGGTAGGGTTGTAGATACATACCCCGTTGATGAGGACAGTGGTTACTCTGACCTTAAACACATGAAGCTATGGAATCCACTTGATGACTATTATGGTTGTTCTCCATTATCAGCAGCAGCAGTTGAAGTTGACCAATTCAATATGGCAAGTAAACACAATGTTAATTTATTAAGTAATGGAGCAAGACCGAGTGGTGCTATTGTATTTAAACCTAAAGATGACCAAGGCTTTGCAGTCAATCTTTCAGAAACACAAAGACAACAATTACTAACTGATTTACAAAACAGATTTTCAGGTGTCGGTAATGCCGGTAGACCTATGCTTCTTGAAGGCGACTTTGATTGGAAAGAAATGGGTCTATCACCAAAAGACATGGATTTCTTAAATCTTAAACATATGTCAGCCACAGATATCGCAATGTGCTTCGGAGTACCAAGCCAGTTAGTAGGAGTGCCTGATGCTCAAACTTATTCTAATGTTGCCGAAGCTAGACTCGCACTTTACGAAGAAACAATTATTCCACATCTATCAAAGGTTGCTTCTGACTTGAACGAGTGGTTAGTCCCAATGTTTGACGATAGATTAGAATTAAGATTTGATGTTGATTCAATACCGGCTTTATCAGAGCGTAGAAAGAAAATATATGAGAATGTCTCTAGTGCTGTAAGAGAAGGCATCATGACAAGGAATGAAGCTAGGGAAAGAATAGGACTTGAACCAATTGATGGTGCCGATGGTTTATACATATCAGCTAATTTATTCCCAATCGGTGATGATGCTGTTCCCGTACCTGATAATCCTATATCAGAAGATGAGCTTGATTTGGTCAGTGATGATGAAGATGAAAAGTTTGAAGAATGGTATGCGATGGATAAAGCGTTGAGCGATATTGATACAACGCCTACTTCTGGAATGATATCAGAAGCGAATAAGGGATTAGCATGGAGAAAAGAATTCGGTAGAGGTGGTACATCGGTTGGAATGGCTAGGGCAAACTCTATCAGCAATAAAGAAAAACTCTCCTTAGACACGGTAACTCGTATGCACTCATTCTTTTCAAGGCATGAAGTAGATAAACAGGCTGATGGTTTCAGTCCGGGTGAAAAAGGCTACCCATCAAACGGAAGGATAGCTTGGGCATTATGGGGTGGCGATGCAGGTCAATCATGGGCGAAAAAGAAAAGAGCTCAAATTGAGAATGAATCAAAAGCTGAAGCAGGTTCTTTAAAAGTTGGGGACATGGTCAGTTGGGATTCAAGTGGTGGCAGAGCAAGAGGTAAAATCACAAAGATAGTTAAAGAAGGTAAATTACCAGTACCAAAAACTGACTTCACTTTAAATGCTACGGAAGATAATCCGGCATGTTTAATAAGAGTCTATCAAGGTGGCGAACCATCTGATGTAATTGTAGGACATAGATTTGCGACTTTGCGTAAAGTGTAATGCAAAAACAAAAGAAAAGTTTCGCGTCTTTTCGTAAAGGTAGAATCAACTCTCGTCAAGAAGCAAGACAACAACTTATTATCAGGAACAATCTTGAAAAAAGGTTTGTAAGAAAGTTAGATAGCCTTTTTCGTAAGTTCACCAATGTTCACATGTTCCTATATACGCAGTTCGGTATTTACGAACGAGATATTGCGACCGGCTCACTCAATGAAGATTTTATACCATTAGTCCTTTCACATTATCGTAGGGTGTCAAAGAATATCTACGAACATAATGAAAGAATGAATAATCAAAAGGAAGCATTCGTATTTGGTAGGTCAATTGATTTTGAAAGACAGGTTGAGGAATACTTCAAGACTAGAACTTTATTTCTTCAAGGCATAACAGCTAATATGTCGGCAAGGATAAGTAGAGACATAGTGAAACTAAGAGCAGAAGGTTTAACGATATCTGATATCGCCCGTTCAATAACAGCAAAATATAATCTTATAAATCTTTCAAGAGCGAGAATGATAGCTCGGACGGAGACTCACAATGCGGCAAGTTTTGCCTCACATCAATATCACACATTAGTTGAACAAGACTTAGGCACTAAGCTAGTAAAGAAATGGGTAGCTACAAATGATGCTAGAACAAGACCCGACCATGCTGAAGTTAATGGTAAAACAGTTGGCATGAATGAGGACTTTATAGTTGGTGGTGTACCTATGAGTTATGCTGGTGACCCAAAAGGGGGAGCGAAGAATGTAATCAACTGTAGATGTGTAATCATATACGCTGATGAGGACGACGAAGTCACATAATATTCTTTATTGGTATATATTGTGATAACATCAGACATAAGATACTATATATAGGAGTAGCTCTTTGAATATTGAGCAATATTTAAGAATATATAAAGAGAGGACAGTATGAGTAATGAAAGTTTAGCAACTGTCCGTGACAGCGTTCACGATTCGCAAGAAGATTCAAACTTGAATGATGTAAAAGAACAAATCCGTGAAGATGTGTTCACGACCGAAGCAGAGGCAGTAGAAAGAGCCGAGGCTATCGGGTGCGTAGGGTCACACTCCCATGATGAAGATGGGAACAAAATATATATGCCATGCAAAACCCACGATGAATATATTGAACTCGTAGGCAATGATGTTTCTGGCTACAAACCAAAAAAACCTAGCGAATCCAAAACACTTGATTTTGATGCAGAAATAAAAGCATACGGAAGTCAAGATGATGACGAAGAAAAAGAGTACGGAGAATTTGAAGGATACGGCTCAGTTTTTGGAAACAAAGATTTAGGTAATGATGTTGTAGAGTATGGTGCTTTCACTCAAACGCTCAAACAAAAAAAACCTGTAGATGTAAAACTCTTATATCAACATAAGTCAGATATGCCTATCGGTGTATTTGATTCAATCAAAGAAGATGAACACGGACTCAAAGTGAAAGGTAGACTTGCTTTAAAAACACAAGCAGGTGCTGAGGCTTATGAGTTAATGAAAATGGGTGCTTTAAAAGGTCTTTCAATAGGCTTCAGAGTTAACCCTGAAAAAGTTTCTTATGATAGACGCACCAATAAGCGTATTATCAAAGAGGTAGACTTAATGGAAGTATCCCTTGTTACATTCCCTATGAATCCTAAAGCGATGATTAGAAGTGTTAAAGGAGAAGATATTACTATTAGAGAGTGGGAAAATGGATTGCGAGATGCTTTCAATCTTTCTCGTTCAGAAGCGAAAGTGGCAGCAGGTGCTGTTCACAAGTCATTCGG